TGGATATGAACAGAAAATGAAACTTATATCACAAAACAATGCAGGTTCAGATGGTAATGCAGCAGGTGATGCTACAGCCAATGGACAGATTGATGTAACAAGTGTGCGTTTCTTTTCAAACGTACCCGTCAAACTACCAAGCTATACTGTAGCACAAGCAAACGCTATGCCAAATGCAGAAGAAGGCATGTTGATATACATCACAGATGGTAATGCAGGTGCTAAAACACTAGCAGTATATGATGGATCTAATTGGAAAGTTGTAGCTCTAGGCGCAACAATCAGTACTTAAAGTTAAGGAGTCTCTACCATGAGTAAAAATGCGGACAACACTGAGGACAAACAGGACAAAGTCAAAGGAAGACCAAAGAAAGAAGTAGACACTAGTATACTTCAAAAGCTGTGTGAAGTACAATGCACTGTCAAAGAAATGGCATACATATTGGGCGTAAGCACAGACACACTAAACAGAAACTATGCAGATGTTATTGAAACTGGTAAAACACTGGGCAAGATAGCACTACGTAGAGCACAGTGGAGAAACGCTGTTGAGAAGAACAATGTTACTATGCAAATTTGGCTAGGTAAAAACATTCTCAATCAGACAGATGCTCCTCTAGATGAAGAGGCTGGTACTATCCTGCCTTGGAAAGATTAAAGGAAAGCTAACATGAGCAAACAGGGTAACAAGTGGGCAGAAGTCACAGAACAAAACAGCAAAGATATTGTGGATATTAAACATGATATCAAGACTATCAAAGACAACCATTTGGCACACCTTGAAGCTGATATGGCAAAACAATCAAAAGCTATTGAGAAGATTGACAACCGCATTTGGTGGGTGTTGGGAATCTTAGTAGCATCAACTGTAATAGGAATGGTTAAAAATGGCTTATAAAAAGAAAAAGAAAAAAAAGTACGGTAAGAAGTAGAGATGAAGATAACACCAGCTACACTTGACAGTTGGAGAGTAATACCAAGACTGTTGATACTGTGTTACATGCTGGCGTTTTATGATGCAACACAGTGGTTTATGGGTCTAGAAGATCCTACAAATGCACAAGCAGGCTTTGTTAGTACCATAGTAGGTGCTGGTGCAGCTTGGTTTGGACTTTATGTAAGTTCAAGAAACAACAAGGAAAAGTAAAATGAAAAAACACGTACATCACAAAGAGTTTGATCAATACATGGATCAATGGAGTGAAGGAATGAAACATCAACAGAGAATTACCATGAAAGTCAAGGATAATTATCTTGTTAAAGAAACTGTTACAAGAGTGTTCTTTAAGAACGGTGAATACATAGACAGTTTTAGTTCAGAAACTATTTGTAATGCCTCTAAGTGAGATACAACGTACTATAAGCAATGATCCTAATAGGTTCAAAGTATGTGTTATGGGCAGACGGGCAGGCAAAACATTTCTTAGCATGCATGAAATAGCAAAGCATGCAAGGTTTCCAGGCTCAAAAGTATTTTATGTAGCTCCCACATATAAAATGTGCAAACAGATTATATGGGATGATTTGAAAGAGAAGTTCATCAGATGTAGATGGGCAAAAAAAATTAATGAAAGTGATTTGACAATCACACTGGTTAATGGAAGTAAAGTATACCTACGCAGTGCAGACAACCCAGACAACTTGCGTGGTGTTAGTATGGATTATTTGGTTATGGATGAAGCAGCTATGATAGATCAAAAGATGTGGACAGAAGTATGTAGACCAGCTCTAAGTGACAGAGAAGGTGATGCACTATTTTTAACAACACCCAAAGGCAAAGGTAGTTGGATATATGAACTATGGCAAGGTGCACACTCAGCAGACAACTATAGTGCATTTCAATATTCAACTTTGGCCGGTGGCAACGTAAGCGTAGAAGAAATAGAAGCGGCCCGTAGTGAATTAGATGACAAAAGTTTTAGACAAGAATATGAAGCCAGCTTTGAAAGTTATGCAGGCAGTATCTATTACAATTGGGATAGTAGTAAACATATACGCAAACAAGATAAAGAATTAAACAAGAATGAAATATTACATGTAGCAATGGACTTTAACGTAAGTCCTCTAGTAGCTGCCATATGTAGAGTAAATGGCAATGAGATAAGTGTAATAGATGAGATTAGTATGGAAGGATCAAACACATTTGAAATGGCAGAGGAATTGCTGAACAGATATCCAAACACCAGGATGTGGGTTTATCCTGATGCTAGTGGACAAGCACGTAAGACCAGTTCAAATACCAGTGATCATCATATATTAAGAAATGCAGGATTTGTATTGAAAGTTAAAAACATCAATCCACCTGTAAAAGATAGAATAGCAAGTGTAAATGCTAGTCTAAAAACTGTAGACGGAAGCGTTAAGCTAACAGTTGATCCCAAGTGTAGAAACTTGATCAAATGTATAAGTAGTCAAGTTTACAAAGAAGGAACACAAATACCAGATAAGAATGGAACAAATGATCTTTCACACATGAATGATGCTATAGGGTACCTAGTAAACTGGATTAACCCTATAAGACGTGTACAAGATCCTGATAGGCCAAGAGGACCTCAGATATTTGGACATTATTAAAAGGATAAATAATTGGAATAGTCACAACAACTGATCATTGTTGTAGAGTACTACCTTACAAAGGAAAAAAATATGTTAACATTAGAACAACTAGAACAAACCCATCCTAGCTACCAACATGTGGCTGAACAGGCTAATTATCATTACAAATCATACGTGGGTGGTGAATTGTACAAAAATGGTAGTTACTTAACACAATACATTGGTGAGAATCAAGGTCCAGGCAATCAATACGCTAAACGTTTAGATAGTACACCTCTAGATAATCACGTACAAACAACAATAGATATTTACAGAAGTTTTTTATTTAGAACATTACCAAAAAGAGATTTGGGATTGTTAATCAATAACCCATTGGTAGAACAATGGTTAGAAGACACAGACCAAGAAGGCCAAAGCCTAGACAGCTTCTTAAAAACAGCAAATGATCTAGCTATGGTTACAGGTAGTGTTTGGATACTTATAGATAAACCAGATTACAAAGTAGAAACACAAGCACAAGCAGAACAGTTAGGTATACGTGCATATGCCGCAACATATACACCACAAAATGTATTAGATTGGTACTATGAACGTAACATTGCTGGCAAGATGGAACTTGAATACATCAAAGTAAGAGAATCAGAAAATGATCAATATGTAACATTTACATGTTGGTACAAAGATAAGGTATGCAAATACAAAGTAAGCAAGGACGGTCAAGGTGGACTAGAAGCAGTAATAGAAGCCAGTGAATATGAAAACCCATTGGGTTACATTCCATTTGTACATCATGCTCCTCTAAAAAGTCCTACAAAAGGTGTAGGCTTTAGTTTGGTAGGTGATGTAGCTGATCAACAAAAGTTTATCTACAACTGTTTGAGTGAAATTGAACAACATTTACGTATCAGTTCACACCCTACATTGGTTAAGCCTACCAGCACAGATGCAGTTGCAGGTGCAGGTAGTATTCTTAACTTGGATGAAAGTGTTGATCCAGGATTAAAACCATATCTTCTTTCACCAGCACTAAGCACAACAGATAGTATTCTTAAAGCTATTCAAAACAGTGTAAACGCTATTCAACGTATGACACATACCAGTGCAATACAAGCTACACAAGGTAGTCCAATTTCAGGCGTAGCATTACAAACAGAACGTCAATTGCTAAACGCAAAACTATCAGACATTGCTGACACACTAAAAGAAACAGAATTAATGATGTGGGATATTTGGTTAGATTGGCAAGCTCTAAACTATCCAGATGCTTTCAGCATTGAATATCCAGATAGCTTTGATATGAGAGATGAAGTACTTGAACTAGACTTCTTGATGAAAGCACGTAGTAGTGGTGTTAGCAACAAGATGTTCCAAGATGAAATAAGCAGACAAGTTGTTGCACTAACAATTGATGATGCTGAAATACAATCAAAGATATATGCAGATATGAATGCTGTAGATTTTGAACCACATGAAATGACAGACCCTATGAGTGGTAAGACAGTTGTTGCAGAAACTTATGAACAACACTTGGCACTTGATGAAATGGGCTTTACACATGAGGGTGAATAAAGTTGGCATTCAACACTAAGAAACATGACAAGGTATTACAACGTACATTAGATGAAATACAATCTGGTGTATTTGACACAGTTAAATCATTAGAAAATGAAATAGCTGAACTGGTAGCTCAAGGGTTACCTGTTGAGGTTGTAAGACCACAGATTATGGCAGCATTCACTAGATACAGTGACAGTGTCAAATCTGTGGCAAAACCATTGGTAAACATAAGTGCAGATTATATGGAACAAAGTAGATTTGCCATAGATGCACAAGACCTAGTTGCACAAAACACAATACTAAGTCAAAGTGAAGCTACATTAGAAACAACAATGAGCGGTATGAATGAAGAAGTAGTTAGTACAGTTGTATTAGGTACAGTAGCAGGTTTAGGTACAGCCGCACTAGTAAATCAAGTAAGAGGAAGAATTAGCGGAATACAAATGGAATCAACAGATCCAGATGTAAGACGTGAACAACGTAAATTACGTAAAATGATGAAGCAAGGTGCAACAGCCGCAGAATTAGCCGCTGTTACTGCCGCTATCAAACGTAAGTTACCTGGTAATGTTAATACAAGTGCTAGTTTAGCAACACGTATGAGTACAGCCAGTGAAAGCGTTGTAGGAAGTTTTGATGGAACATTCTCTAAAGCACGTGCTACACGTTTAGGTATAGAACGTTTTAGATATGAAGGTGGTATCATTGAAACAACCAGACCGTTTTGTAGAGGCATGCTAGGACGTGAAATGACTAGAGATGATATACAAAGTTTATGGGGTAGTGACAGTTGGGCCGGCAAAGAGCCAGGTGATCCTTTTGTAGTAAGAGGTGGATACAACTGTTTGCACTATTGGGTCCCCGTAGAAAATGAAGAAGATTAAAAGGATAAATAAAGATATACACAAGTTGATACTTTAGTATCCAACCCTAACTAATAAAGGAATATTGACATGACAATTGAAAATCATGGTGCAGAAATGCAAACTGAAACTGTAGACACTGGGGATACAAATTCAGGCCAAAATACAGAATCCCAGGTTGTAGCTAAGACGTTCACACAAGAAGAAGTAAATGAACTTATTGGCAAACGTGTTGCCCAAGTTAACAAGAAGTTTGAAAATGTTGACTTGAATGAATACAACGCACTCAAGAGCTTGAAAGAGCAAGTTGAGGAAGAGAAACTGATCAAGAAGGAAGACTTTAATGGTGTTCTTAAGAAGCAGAAAGAAAAGTCAGATAGTGAAATCACTAGACTTAGAACTGAACTTGAGAGTATTAAAATTGATGGTGCATTAATTGATGCGGCATCTAAAGCCAAAAGTGTTGCACCTGATCACGTAGCTCAATTATTGAGAAAGAACATCAAACTAAGTGATGATGGTAACGTAATTGTTACTGACGCAGAAGGTAAGCAAAGATACACAGATAATGCAGACCCTATGACAGTTAATCATTTGGTAGAAGAGTTCCTATCAAGTAACCAGTATTTCAAAGCTGCAGGTCCAAGTGGAACAGGCAGTACAGGTAATACAAACAATGCAGATCATAAGAATTTTGATCTTGCACAACTTGACATGAACAATCCTGAGCACAGAAAACTCTATGCAGAAGCAAAGAAGCAAGGGAAAGTTTAGTTTATAAAATATATAAGGAAACTATAAAATGGCAAACTCAGCATACGCATCAGGTTTAAACCTAGACGCATTAATGGTGCCAGTACAGGCACAAACCGTTTACGCGGCACAAGAAAACTCACTTTACCTACCAGGAACAATGATTCCTATGGTACAAGTTCCAGCAGGATCTTCAACAGCACAAGTAGCTGTTATGGGTTCAGTTGCAGCAACAGCTATTTCATCAGAAGCAGCTCCAGGTGCAGACTTTGATACAGTCTTACCAGCAGACACTAAAAAAACAATCACACTAGAACTAATTGCAGCACGTACAGTATTACGTGACTTTGGTGGTGTAGATGTTGAAGATATGTCACGTATCATGGGTAATGCAATTGCATCATCTGTAGATACTAAAATCTCAACTGAAATGGCTAACCTAACTCAGCAAGAGATCACAGAATCTAACTTGCTACATGAGTTCTATGAAGCAGTAGGTGCAATCAGAGCAGCAGGTGAAACTGGTCCTCTTAACGCAGTTATTTCAGCAGCAGCATACCATGAGTTCATGCAACACATTGGTTCAAGTGCATTCTCAAACGCAGATGTACAAAACGCAGCTATGAGAACAGGCCAAATTGGTGTAATCTCAGGTGTAAACTGTTATGTTTCATCTTTCTTAAATGATACTAACACAGGTGTTACTGGAACTAAAGCAGCAATCTTCTCAGCAGACGCATTACGTGGCGCTACACAAGGCGGCGTAAAAGTAGAAGTTGAAAGACGTGCTTCAGCAGTAGGTAATGATGTTGTAGCTTCAATTGCTTTTGGAATTGAAACACTAGATGCAACACGTGGTATCTTACTAAAAGACGCAGCCTAATTATTAGGTTAACAGTAGAGGGCACTATGCCCTCTACTAACTATAGGAGAATATATTATGGCAATGGCTAACAACACAGATTTACAAGAATACGCTCCAGAAGTATTCCAACAAGGAGTTGATGACTGGACAGATGAACTTGCAAAGGCGCAGGTTGATGTTACTAACATGATTCAATTTAAATGGTGGAATAAATTCTACAGCAGAAGTGAATTTGATGCTAGTAAGCTAGTTGATACACAGTGGACTAAAACTACTGTATATCAAGCTCTATATGCTTATATCTTACCTAAGTTGAGTACATTTAGACCAGAAGGTGATCCTTTCAGAGAACAGCTAACTTTCTACAAAGATAGATTCACTGAAGAATGGGAACTACAATTTGGTATTGGTATTCAATATGACTTTGAAGATGACGGAAGCATTGGTGATGAAGATGTTAAACAAGTAAGTCAAAACAGGTTGTACAGATAATGGCACGTAGAGAAGACATAGTAAAAGAAATTGTTAAGTTACTAAAAGCACAGCGTAGTGTACGCTTTGGTAAAGTTGAAAGAGATCCAATTGATCCCAATGAACTAGCCAAAACTGCATTTCCAGCTGTATTCATAGAAACATCAGATGAAGACATTGAAGACATTACAATGACAATGGGTTCAACAGAAGGTTTGATGCGTATGGGCACTATGGATGTTGCAGTGGTATTACTTATTGGTGGTAGAAACAGAGACACACAGCGTAACATTGCTGTTGAAGCTGTTGAAAACACACTGATGGCTGATAGAACATTAGCAGTAAATTCAACTCCTACAGTTGAAGATATTAGGCTCTCAAGAGTAGAGACTGTAACAACTGGTGAAAGCGCCCCTTTTGCAAGTTGTAGGATGGTATTCACAGTTGAATACTGTTATCAATTAAACAATACATAAAAGGAAAAATATTATGGCATGTTATTCAGGTAAAGATGGTGCTCTTTCAGTAGATGGCACTAACGTTGCGTACTTAACTTCTTGGACTGTAACACAAAATGCAGAGGTTCTAGAATGCGCCTATATGGGTGCTGATTGGAAAGACAATCATGCAGGGTTAAAGTCTTGGGAAGGGTCAGCAGAAGCTAACTTCACAGATACAGCAGCAGCGGCAGGGTTAACACCTGCACAGCAAGCAGCTAATGAAGTAATTGTTGGTTCAACAGTTACATTATACTTCTATCCAAATGCATCAGATTCAGATTTTGGTTGGACAGGTAGTGCAGTAGTTACTAGCATAGAAAACAGTGCAAGTTTAGGTGAAGTTCAGACAGTAAGTTTAAGTTTTACTGGTTCTGGAGCACTAGCTCAAGACGTTACTGTTTAAATAATTTGGAGTAATCACGGGTGGCATTTTTTAAATCAAAAGCAACTAAGCAATTGGAAAAAGAAATGGCCCGTGATTATGACAAGTATCAAAGAAACTTGTTTCTTAATCTAGTTAAGGATACCCCT